CCCCGAAACCCGCCGCCGGGCCGAGGCCGCCGGCCGCCGTGGCGAGCGGCTCGCCGGCTGGTGGCTCCGCCTCAAGGGCTGGCGCATCCTCGACCGCCGCGTCCGCACCCCCGCGGGCGAGGTCGACCTCGTCGCCCGCCGCGGCAATCTGGTCGCCTTGGCGAACGCTGGATATACACCTCACGGCGAACTATGGAGTGTTCGCTATGGAAGCCCTTATCTACGCTCGATTTTCGAAGCTTGAACAGATCGGTGGCGCGTCCGCCAAGCGTCAGATCGAGATGGCGCGTAAGCTCTGCGAAGATAACGGGTGGGAGCACTCCCCGGAACGTGAGTGGGTCGAGGAGGGAAAGAGCGCTTACAGTGGAGCCAACCGCGCTAAGGGATCGTGGCTCTTCAACTTCGAGCGTGAAGCCGCGATCGGGCTGCACCGGGGCCGCGTGCTGGTCGTCGAGGCGGTCGATCGGATCAGTCGTCAGGGTTACAGTCAGACGCTCGACTTCCTCAACGCGCTGCTAGGCCAAGGCGTCACCGTTGCCACCGCTGCGAACCGCCGGGTGTATGAAGCTTATAAGCCGGTCGAGATGATGGAGGTCATCGAAGTCATCCTCCACTCCGAGCTTGCGGCGAAAGAATCCCAGCAGAAATCGCGTCGCGTCCGAGATGGCTTTGCGAAGCTTCGCGCTAAGGCTGCGGCTGGTGAGCAAAACTCGATCTCGTCACGCAAGCCGTCGTGGATCAAGGTCGAGGACGGTAAGCCGGTCGAGATCAAAGAACGCGCCGACATCGTTCGTGAAATCTACCGGCTCGCCGCCGATGGCGCTGGCACCACACTTATCGCCAAGATTTTGAATGAGCGTGGCGTGAAGCCGTGGCGTGAAGATTCGAACGGCTGGCACGAAGGTTATATCTACCGCCTACTCACGGTTCGCACGGTGTTGGGTGAGTTTATATCGCCCCGCCATAACGAACGCATTCTCGGCTACTATCCGTCGATCATCGATGTCGACACTTACAATCGAGTAGCAGCGGCGAGGGTTAAGCGCGCGAATAAGGGCGCGGGTCGGTGGAGTGAGAAGCACACCAACTTGTTCTCTGGACTGACTCGCTGCAATGTTTGCGGCGGCTCAATGACGGTCAAGCCATCCAGAGTAGCTGGCACACGCGAGCGTAAGAAGATCGACGGTAAGATCGTCGATACGGTGTGCAACGTCACTTCAATCTACTTGGTGTGCAACGCTGCTAAGCGCCGGGTGATGAATGAGGACGGCTCCCGCCGGTGCGACAATCTGCGTCAAACCCGCCTCGACAAGATCGAGGGGCCGATCCTCGACGAAGTGTTGAAGCTGGCGCTCGACGGTGACCGGTTCGCGCAACGTGAGGCCAGTGATGCGCGGATCGCACTCGCGGAGACGGAGAGGCTAATCGAGTTCAAGCGTGAGCAAGCCGGTAAGCTTGGCGAAAACTTGAAAAATCAGATTAGCGACACACTCATGGATATGCTCATCGCGATCGAGAATGAGATAAGAGCCTTGGAGGCGGAGCGCGCTAAGCTGGTCGACGCCAGCGCGGCCGAACTAGGTGCCGCCACGTCTCCGGCCATGATCGCGCGGATTCGTGAAACCCGCGCGAAGCTCAACAGTGACGATCGTGTCGAACGCATGGAAGCCCGGTCGATGGTGGCCGATGCGCTTCGCAACGTTATCACCGACATTCTCTGCGATCGTGACGCGAGCGCGATGGTGATCATCGCGTCCGGTGTCGCCGCGTTCCGGGTGACCAGTGCGGGGGTGATTGATTGGCGCTATGATGCGACCGGCGATGAGGCGGCGATGAAGTCTCTCACACAGGGAGCCTACGCGGGTAACCGCGCGACCGTCGAGGCGGTGATGAAGCGAGCGCGGGCGATCAACGTCGCCGATAAGCCTGTGGGGTAAGTTTCCGCTTGGGCGTTGCGGTAAAGTCACAACCTTTGCGCAACAATCTAACAACGTGCACTTAGTGCTTCTTAACCCCCGGTAAAACGGGGGTTTTTTCGTGCGATTTATAATCGATTATAATCGCGCTTGCTCGAACTCACAAAGTCAACCGACCTTCGAAGAAAAAGTAGACAGATTTCGATTTTGTGAGAGGCTTCACGCATCGAAGGAGTGATGCGGATGAGTAAGGTAGACGAGTTTAAACAGTTTCTCGATCAGTTCGAATCGATGGAACAACGCGCGGTAAAGGCGGAAGCCGATCTCGCGCAAGCGCAACACCATCTTATTGACGCGGAGGAGCGCTACACGTCGATGGTCGACTACTATGAAGCGTTGCTCGCACCGATCCGTGCGCATCCCGGCGGCGGCTACACGGCTCCGGCGGAGGAGGTTAGCGCGATAGCGCCGGATGAAAGCGGGGAACATTACCTCGGAGACATCGAGACGGTTGCTGAAATCCGAAAGAAGGACGCGGAGGGAACCATGCTGCTATGGGTGCTTACACTCGACAGCGACGAATGGTGCATCACCACATTCGACTCATCCGGCTCATCCGACGTGATCGAGATCGCTGGGGACATCGAATACATCTATCGTGCCGTCCCCGCCTCCGTAGCCAAGGCGTTGAAGGTCGCGGTGCGTAACCACCTTGGCAAAGCCCCGATAACGCCCCGTGCGCGCCGTGTAGCGGCTAAGACCCGTAAGGCACCCGTGAAGCCCAAGGTAGCTTCCGCGCCTGCCACGGCTTTCTATGGAGCGGTGACGAGCGAGCCACAGACCGTAGCGGAGATGTTCCCCGTCGCGGTGGCGAACGGTTACCCGCTCAAAGTCGGTTCGTTCTATAAGCGATTGCGTGCTGCGGCCGATGCGGGCGAAATCGATCAGCATGGCGAAGCCGGGGGCTATAAGTGGAGCTTGAAGAGTGAGGATCAGTCGAGAGAGAAGCTCGAAGACCAGCCGGTCAACCTCGCCGAGCCGGTCACACCAGCGGCCACCACCAGCGCCGCTAGCGACCTCGACGATATGCGAGCCGCGATCGAGCGGGTGATGAAGAAGCCGGTGGCGCAGACGTTCGCCAGCACGTCGATTGTGGAGGTGCGGTAATGGAAGATCGTTTGATCAAGCTGCTAGAAGTAGCAACGCATCCGTCAACGGGTGAGGGTGAACGTTCAAACGCCCTCTCAATGTTCCGGAAGGCGGTGGATGCGCAGGGCGGAGTAAAGGCGTTCGTCACCGGCGAGCGAGAGAAGGCAACCGACTTGTCGATCGACACTTTCGTGAGAATGATGACCGCCACCAAACGCGCCCACCGATTAGAAGGGGAACGCAACGCGGCCATCACAAAGCTCGCGAAGCTTCGGGCGATGATGCGTCGCAGCGCGGGTGACGACGATCTCGAAGACCCTGTGTGGGCGCTCTACGGCGCGCTTGATGAGGAGTGGAGGACACTTGGTAGTCTGGTCGAGCGGGCACGACGCCATGGTTTCACAGGCGTTGAAGGCACTTTGCGGAAGCGCGCCGACAATCTCGCAGCAGCGGGCAAGATCGAGGTGCGCGAGTGTGGCAATGGCTGGGGTTCTCGCAAGGATGAAAGCCGTGCTTGGAGGATTAAGCAGGAAATATAGACAGTTCGGAATCTTCGCAGTTCGACCACAACATAGTTGCTGATCTTAAACGGTGAGCTTATCGAGATCAGCAAGCTAGGAGAACAACGATGGTCGACTTCGATGACGCAGACGAATACGAGTTCGATGACTTTTGGGTCACTGACTCGATGATGGGAGAGATGATGGCGGCAAAGGCTAATGGCACCTTCGCTGGAATCGTTCGCGATCGGCAGGGGGAAGTCGACGGGCTGCTAACCCGGAAGCAATCGGAGCGATGGGCGAACGAAGCGCGGTCGATCCGTATCGAGCTTATGAACCTCATCATAGCGCAGGCGGTGCACGATGAGGTCACAGCATGAAGGTAAGTGGGGGCCGGGTTGCCCCGGCCCCGATTGTCTTACTTGGCGGCGTTCCTAGCCGCGACGGTGGCAGCGAACTTCGCCCTCCGCTCTTCGGTCCATCCCCGCCCGGTCGATCCACCCTCCGTCTTCTTACGCGGCGTCCGCGCGGGCTTCGTGACCTTCGCCTCACCCTTACCTTCCAGCGCCTTATCAAGCTCGCCCGCCTTGGTGGCGGCGATCAGACCGTCAACGACATCGGTGAACCGCTCGCTTGGGATGTAGTAAGGCGCTGGCTTGTCACCTAACGTGATGGGGTCGCCGCTCGGCAGCGTGGGCGAGTAAGCCACGGTGTTGTTCTGGACGCTAAAATCCTTCCGGCCACGCGCTGGTTCGGTTTGCAGAAACTTGGCCTTTGTGGCTTCCAGCCGCTTCACCAGCTTCTCACGATCCTTAGCCGGGTCGTAAGCGCGGGTGTGGAAAACGTCGGCGAGCTTGTCGTCGATGAGGCTTAGCACGTCTTTCAAGGCCATTATCTTCTCCATCGCGGGTTTGATAATCGGCGCGTAGGTTAAGTCTCTGACTCGTGCAATATCTTGTCGACCGCGTAGAGGCTTATTCCGAACCTTTCGGCTACCTCCTCCCTCGTTTTTCCACTTCGATAAAAGGCGTGCACCTCGCGGTTTCGATCGATCAACGCTTCTCCGGTGAGTTTCACGCCTTGCTTTTGAGCGAATGCGACCTTGGGTCGCAACGGTAGAAGCCGCACAATCGGGCGCGGCACGGGCGCATTCCACACGCTGTCCAGCAACTCGACCCATTGCTCGGATGACAGTTTGGAGAGGATGAGCGGATCGGTTTCATACATCGGTGCGGTATTTAGTCCGCCCTTATCTCGGGTCGGCGTCGACCATTCGAGTCACAAGCTCGACCACATCGGTGGTGTAGGTGGTTTGGAGAAGATCGTTGAGGCTCACCATCCTGCCCCGATGCGGGAGCACCCGTGCGTCTGGTGACCGGCCGTCGAGCGCGCGGCGTGCCATTGCGTTGATGAAGAATCGGGCGCGCTCGGCATGGCTCTGGAAGCTCGGGAGATCGAAAAAGTGGTTTTCTGCGTCGCTGGTCCGCCAAGAATCGCCGGGTTGCCAACGCGGACGATCGGGGAGCGCGGGCAACGCGTCGTCGAGGTCGAGATCGAGGTCTTCGATCGTGGGGCCAATGTCGGCGAGATCGCCAATCGGCCACAAGTGCCTTGGCGATCGATCGATCCTGCTTGTAAAACCATCCATCAGGTATTTACATGTTTGGCGGAGATCATGCCCTAAAACGCCAGAATGTAGCAGGATCGGAAATCTAAGTGACAAAAAACACGTTATTGTCGAGACGCTTCGCCGAACTCGACCAACAGTTTATGGCAGTGCAAGAATCTCAGCACAAGTCGAGCGAGGATTCGTTCGCAGGCGACTACGTAGATGATAATCTTTACCTTAGCTGGAAGGTTAAAGCACGACACCTACTATCAGCCGCTTGCGGCGAGAACTCCGTTCACTTCAAGGAGTTTGTAAAGCGCGAGGCAGGGCTAACTTACGCGACGAACTACGAGACGTCGTTAGTAGTCAAGGCAGTGTTTGACGCTGCTCGCGACGATTTCGATGGCGGCTACTTAACGTCAGTTCGAAACATCATACAAGCAGAGGTGTTCAGCACAGAGTTAGATCAAGCTCATGAACTTCTTTCCGGCGGCTACATAACGGCCGCCGCAGTGATCGCTGGCGTGGTGCTCGAAACTACGATGAGAAGGCTGTGCGACGACGAAGGCATCTCGCACGGTGCCTTGAATAAGATGAACGCCGATCTCCTTAAAGCTGGTCGTTATAGTATGCTCGTCCATAAACGGATCACTGCACTCGCCGATATTCGGAACAACGCGGCTCACGGACACACCGATAAGTTCAACAAGGACGACGTTGCTGACATGATCGATAAAGTCGAGGGGTTCGTGGCCGACCAGCTTTGAAGCTGATTGCGGCTAAGCGCTACCCGATCCAACGCCGCTTCCGCACGGAGTGCGCGTTGCGTCCAGTAATGGATGCGCGTCCAAAGTAAGATCGTGAGCGCCGCGACGGCGATTAAAAGGCAAGTATCGTTCATAGTTCTCCCGGATTGTTCTTACGATTGGTTACGCGATAGATTTGCTTCACTGATAGCTCGAAGACCCGCGCAAGCTCATCGACGTTTACGCCCGCCCGCTTCAACGCATTGATTTGCGCGTTGCGCTCACGATTGCGCCGCTGTGCGTAGAGATTGCTCATAATGAGGAATCTACCATGTCGATTGACGTGTCCGCACTATTGAAGTCGATGGTAGCGACGATCTTTCCACTCGGAAAACTGTTCTGATTTGCAAACTCACCATGCAAGAGGATCGCAGCCGCGCGATGAGCCGCCAACGCCTCCGTAAGAGTTTTATAGGTGCCAAGGTAATGCGCCTTCAAGTGCGCGCTGATCCGTATCGAGTAACGAGGTGTGCCGTCCTGTAAAGGTCTAACTCTCACACACTTATTAGGATTTCTTCCAAGTTTGTTGAACGCTTGCTGTGAGCGCGTGGCTTCACGAAGGTTCGCGATACGGTTATTGCTTCGATCACTGTCACGATGGTCGAGTTCACCGGTGGGCCAGTCACCGTAATGCATCGCCCACGCGATGCGATGCACTAGGATCATTTGACCGGTGATTGATGTTGTGAGGTAACCGGTCTTTTTCTGGCGAGTTGCCGCGACCGATTGGTTGCGCTTTCGCGTCAGAAGGCCGGTGCGCGGATCATAATCAAACTTAGCGTGTAGTTGCTCGACCGTTGGTAGTGGGTGGGTTCTCTTTCGCATATTTCTCCCAGAGCTAAGCGGCTCTGGAAGTATTTAGCCATTATGAGGAAAACAGGGGGCAGTGCATCGCATGGCGACGGTCAAGGAACTTGCTCATGCCAGCACCTTCGCTTCCGCGCGCTTCTTCGCCATCCGGATTCGAGCCGCTTCACGCTTCGCCGCCGCCTTGGCCTCCATCTCCTCCGCCGTGAGAAGCGGCACCTTACGGCCGGGCTTCGAGTCATGAACCTCATGCGCGAACCCGAGATCGCGAAGCTCGACAATCGGCTCGACATACTGGCGATCGTCTCGGAGGAAGTAATCGCGGAGATACTCGGCTTGCTCATGGTCATAGACGAACAAGTGAACATCCTCCCGGCTTCGCGGATCACGGATCGACGTGCGGGTCATGAACTGGACGATGGCTTCACGTTCATTCGTCTCGCAATGGTAGAGGGGATCGAGACCGAGTAGGCGATATACTGTCCGCTGGTGGTTATCCGCCTTGGCGGTGTAGATCATGGTCGCGGCGTGACGATCCGAGTAGCTGTTCGAACCGGCTTTCTTCGGAGAGAGCCTCTCACCGATCAACGGTAGCTTATACTCGTCCCCCGAGTTGCACGACCAGATATGATCGACGCGGTTCACCCGTGAGTTGATATCTTGGGCGATCGCACCGAGTCGCTCGACGCCCACGGGTGAATCGAACAACGTCCGCCGGGCGATATGCTTCTCAGCATAATAGTGGATGAATACGCGACGCCGTTCGAAAACCCGACCCGAGTTTATCCGGACCTCACGCCACTCGATGTCCGTCCACACTTGACGGATGATCCGGTAAGTGAGCGAGTTACGAAAGTCGTTGGCGAGGAAGTGGACCTTCGCGAACGTCGACAAATGCTCGGGTGACCAGATAGAGAACCAGTTAAACGACGCTCCGCGCTGCGTAAGTTCCGACCAGTCACTGGTGGTGGTGATCACCGTGCGCCGACCAGCTTCCGCTTCCATAATCCGCCGGTGGAGAGGGATAAGGGGTGAGAGAAGATCGTCTTCGGCAAGCTTCGCAAGATCGTATTTGCAATCTTCGTGAAGGCGCAACTCGCACCACTCGTTCGTGGATTCGACCCCCTCGACGGGGACAAGCTTATAGCTCTGTGCCAGCATTTCGGCGGATGCCCGCAGGCGCATGGTTTTCTGATCGAGGATCGAGGGCACCTCATCGATCCAGATTTGCCAATCTGCAAACGCGGAGAAGTCGCACAGGCGCATGGCTTCGTGGGTGATGAACACCAGAGCGTGAGGGCATCCCTCGAAGCGTGAAGGTAGGTCCATAATCTGCGCAGTCACACTCCGCGTCATCGCCGTGCGATCTTCCCTTGAAGCGATGTAGTCGATGATCACGGGTGTTTCACGACACGCCATTGAGAGCGCCATTGCCTTGCGCTCCGCAATGACTTCGCGGCGATCGACAACGAAAAGGTGCTTCCCGCCATAGGCCATGATATTGTGAATGGCGTGATGGGTCTTACCCGTCCCGCAGGAGCCATCGGTGTAGTAGTAGATCGACGGCGTGTTCGATTCTTTATGATTTCTGTCCATAGTTTTATTTATACTCGCACGTCGATCTTGGTGTCATTATTCTTGTTCGCGTGCGTCCCTCATGATGAAAATGTGTTCGCTGATATCTCTAAGAGGAGGATATGCGCGAACATGATTTGGTCGAGCTAAACCCGTAATCTCGACATCGCGGGAGTTTGTTTGATTGGCGAGTAGTCGCCGTGCGGCTGCTCGACATGCGAACATGCGGTTCGCTGGACCGGCGAAGCCGGGACACCCTGCCTTGTGTCAGAGCCTTATGGCTTCGCGTGTATCTTAGTCGTCGCACGCGAAGAGCGCGCTCCGGCTCATGCCTATCCAGTCGAGGCGAAGGGCCTCGCCCGGACAAGCACTCGCGGAATGAGGCACTGGATGAGGTCGAGGTAAGCAAAGGCTCGATATCACTCGATCTCATCTCCTCGACTCGTCATCTTTCCGGATTGTTGCGGAGCAACCCGTTAAGGGACGCGAACGAACAGCCCACGATGAACCAGACACAAAAATACCCCGAACCGATAGTGGCGGTTCGGGGTCAAAGTTTGTGAGAAACAAATGAAGCGGCGAGAGTTAATCGCCTCGACTGTTATACCTTGCGCCACGCGACGCCGCATTATCTTTCTCGCACTATACCTATTTGTAAGCTCGACTCCTACCCTTCAAGCAAAGACGCCGCACATTGTCTCGCCTGACTATCGTCTACCAGTGCATCCCATTTGAGTGAAAAGCCGCTTACGTGCCAAACTTCCGCCTGTTGTCCAGTGGCCTTCGTGTAGAAGCTAACGATGCACGTCGAGGTTTTCACGTCGACTATACCAGTCTCATCGGCGGCGGGCTCGACTACAACAATAAACTTCTTTGACGGCCAGCGAGCACGTAGGTCTTTAATCGTTTTACCGATCGTCCACTCCGCACCTCGAAGTTTGGGCAATCTTGGCACGGTCCACGGAGCCGGTAGGGGTGGAGGCGCGATCACCCCCACGCAGCCGGGAGGTTCGCAAGGTCGACCAAAGTCAATCTGCGCAGACGCGTGCGCGGCGAATGATCCGGCGAAGAACAACAGCGCTTCTGATTTTATCATGGACGCATGATGCCTCATCGCCACGCCACACGACAAGCGGATAACTCTAAATACTTGCATGAAGCTTTGTGCATGCAACCTAATGACCCACAGCCTCGACGACCTCGACTATCTGGGAGAAATCTGGTGGCATAGCATGTCCAGTGACCCCGCCTCACCGTCATGCTTCACTGTCAAGACCGTGAGCGACATTGGCCTTTTCGACACTGCCGTGACCGTGATGCCGGGTGAAGTCCTGCGAGCCTACCGCAACACCACGGGGATGGTCGTGGTGGGGTTCCGTGACGTGACGGTGCATTAAGGTGGCGACTAAACCGCCCACAGTCGGACGGAGAAGCCCAACCAGCCGCCGTGGCGGCTCCGCGCACGTGCGGGACCATTCCGCCGCCTACGCGGCCGTACGGGCCTCTATACTCGATATGGAGCCGCTCTGCCGCTACCACCGCCACGTTGGCGAGATCGTCGGCGCCAGCGTCGTGGACCATATCGTGGCGCTAAGCCTTGGCGGATCGAACGACCGCAGCAACCTCGCCCCCGCCTGCAAATCTTGCAACGATCGGAAGAGCGCGGTCGAGCGCCGGTTCGCCCGTCGCGGCTTCGACGCTCGCGATATCATGCTCGATCCCGATCTCGCCGGATGGATCAAGGCCGCAAAAACTTGACGTATGGCCGATCTGTGACAGCATGGAGCGGTAAGGCCGACATCCGCAAGCAACTCGTTAATCGATTATAGCAAGTCGCTAATCGATTATAAGCTACACAGTTCGGTATCTTCGCCCTACAAGCTCTTTTTTGTAGACTAAATCGCAATCCGTGCGTATTGGCCGCGTCGAAAGGCGCGTTGAAAGGACGTAACATGGCGAAGGAACTTAAAGGTGTAGCGGCGATCGAATGGACGGATCGGACATGGAATCCGGTTGCAGGATGCAGCTACCATCACGAAGGGTGCAGGAACTGCTACGCAGTCCCTATGTCTCTTCGTCAGGAGGGGATGAACATGGGAGGCAAAACGGGAAAAGGTAAAATGAAGGGCACTCGCCCGCAATATATGGGGCTAGTCGACACCGGCATTACCTTGCCTAATGGTGACGTAGCAAGGCACTTCAATGGCACTATCCGCCGTGCGGGTGACGCGCAGTTTAGCTTACCTCGATCGGTGCGCAAGCCGACCACTTGGTTCGTAAACTCGATGAGTGACCTCTTCCATGAGAACATGGAAGACAAGTGGTTGACCGACATCTGGGCAACAATGGTCGCTTGCGAGCACCATAACTTTCAGGTCCTCACCAAGCGACCGAACCCTGCGCGCCGCAAGATCGCCGCTCTTGGATTGGAGATGAGTCCCAACATTTGGCTTGGTGTCTCGATCTGTGAGAACAAGTTCGCGAAGGTGATGGTTCGTGATCTTTTGGCGTGTGGGGCGGCTGTTAGCTTCGTCTCGGCAGAGCCGCTGTTGGAAGCGTTACCCGACCTCGATGTGTCCGCACTCGATTGGCTCATCGCGGGCGGTGAGAGTGGAAGAGGTAACCTTCGCCCCACGAATGAGGATTGGGTGCGTGATCTTCGTGATCGTTGCGCCGACGTAGGCACGCCCTTCTTCTTTAAGCAGTGGGGTCACAAGGTTACCACCGACGTGACCGGTAAGAAGATCGTGTGGGCGAAGGGAGATGCCGGGCACCTCATCGACGGCGAGGAGATTTGGCAAATGCCTGCGACGGTGTTCGATCGCATGACGATCTCCAATCCACGTTGGACCCGCATCCACAAGGGTTCCATCCAGCGGCTGCGTAACGGTTCGGCTGCGGCGCTTCCAAACCAGCGCACACTCATGAACAAAGGCGAGATAGTGATCCTCGATCCGATGGACGAGGAAACCTATGAGACGAAGCGAGGCGGGATCATGTTCACCGATGATCCGGTCACCGCCACAATCCAGCGGCTGGCGGCAGCGGACGATGATACTGTGTTCGACAATCCGAACGTCGATCACGGACTCGCGGAGGACAAGGTCGATCGAGTCTACCGCGCCATCACCGACGTTCCAGCAACGGTCGCCACGCTGGTGCGAGCGACCAACCTCTCCCATCCCACCGTCGCGAGGATCGGTCGGATGCTCGCCCGCGAGGGTAAGGTGTTTGAAGTTCGGCCTTTACCCGATCCGAAGTTGGGGGCTGCACAACCCACGTTCGCCTTCTCCCGGCGGACAGCAGCCGAAGCCTACGCAGCGAAAGCGAAGTCCATGATGGCGGAAGCGGAAGCTATGATGGCGAAGGCTCGCGAGATGATGGGCGCGTAACAGGGTTGGGATGAACGGCTTACAGGCACCCCGCGAACCGCGACGTAAGCCGCTCATCCCATCCCTTATAGTCGAGCCGCATGTCGATGCGTGAACCGGTTGGTGTCTTCACAATCGAGGCGGAGATCGGCACCGCTGTCGATTGCGGCGCGCGTGAGCCGGTGATCACCACGTTGTCTGGACCATCACGCATGACGAGCGGCACACCAGTCACAGACACCGCGTCCGCAACGCAGATTTCGAGATCGCTGGGAGCCTTCCATGTCTCAAAGGTCTTCACAACCGGTTCGCTGAGGCGATGACGGATCGGCCCCACTGTGTCGGCGGCGAGTAGCAGAGCGATGACGAACATGATGGTTCCTTCCGATCTTGATTATCGCCCGACAAGATCAACATCGCAAGATCGGTGATAAAGTTTCCGAACTGTCGACGAATGCGTGAAGCTAAATAGATTTAATGGGGTCGCCGCGTAGACGCGGACAGGCTGGCGGGAAGCCACCCGACCCCCAACTTATCGGGTGGATCGTCTCGCATATCGATCCACCCGACCCGATCGGACCGGGGCGGGTAAAATCATTGAGTGTGACGGATCGCCCCTACCGTCCCCCAGCCTTTTTTACTCGCTGTCAGAATGAAGATTTCAGAGCCCTTGTGACTCGACGACGAACCGGATGTGTTCCAGCACCGGCGATAACTCTTCCATTATCCTTTTCGGGCGTTCCATGATGATCTCGGGCGATAGCCGATCCGGTAGAGTGCAAAGGTTCGTCACGTCACCGAGAAACGCCAACGACACCGCGTCAGCTTTGGCGTAAACTCGCAGGAATGATGCCAGCCCCACGGCGGCTGCGCATTCGTCTTTCCACCTTTTGATTATCGCTCGGATTTCTTCACCGTCACTGGAAGCCCAGCTTGCGACATCAGCCGATAGCTTGATTACAGGCTCGATGGACCGCCGAACTTCGGCTTTGAAAACGACAAGATCGTCTGCGTCGCGCTTTGCTAGTGTTTGCTCCGCCTTCACGGCACGTTGGCGCTCGCGCCAAGCCACGGTTAGCGCGGCTACGCCGACTGCGATGCTCCCGATAGCGGAGAACCAATCGGCGATGCTCCCCCAGTTGGCGGACGCCGCCCACTTCACGATGCCATCCCAACTTAACGACAGAGAGCTTCTCCCGTCTAAATATCCCCATGAAACCCGGAAGACGTATCGCCAACCCCGCCAGTAAGCAACTCGCCGGGACCTATCGTAAGGACAGACACGACAACATCGTGGAGCTTGCCACCCCACCTCGCAACGTTCCCGTCCGTCCCAGCTACATGACGGTTGAGGGACGATTGATCTGGGATGAGGAGCTACCCCGCGTCATCGCGTGCGGCGTTACCGAAGCCGATAGCTCCCTCTTGGCTCGCTATTGTGAGTGCGAGGCCGCGTTTCGCGTCGCCATCATGGCAGGCACCCCACCGCAGGCGGCGACCATGACGGAGCTTCGAAGGATGGCAGAACTGTTGGGAATCGCTGGCCTTCGATCGCGCCTTGGTAAGGCCACCACCGACACTCCGGTCAAATCCACCTTCTCCGTCCTGAAAAAGTGACCACCGCGTGGTTCATGACCGAACGTGAGGTTGAGATCGCCGATTGGATCGACGAAAACCTCGAAGATTCGACTTACACGATGGGTCGAACGTGTCTGAATAAGCGGTCGATGATCGTTTATCTTGGTTCCGAGATGGATCGGATGCTCTTCCAACTCCGCTGGACGTAGCACCAACCTTAAATAGTGGATGACTACCACTAAAAGGTTCCCCAAAGACAGCTACTCATGGCGCGCTTATGACTACGCAAAACGCGTAACCGGCGGCAAAATACCCGCTTGTTTGCAGGCTCGACAGGCTTGCCAGCGGTTCATCGACGACTTTGCTCGCACTGACATCGTGTTCGACACCTATCGTGTCGATCACGTCTGTGAGTTCGCGGAGCAAATGCCCCACGTGGTTGGTCCGCTGGCGGGAGAGAAGATCAAGCTTGAACCTTTTCAAGTCTTTCTGCTCGCGAACCTGTTCGGATGGCTCGACAGTAAGACCAAACTCCGCCGCTTCCGTGAAGCGTTCGTCTTGCTTCCGCGCGGCAACGCCAAGTCGACGATAGCTGCGATCATCGGCCTCTACATGACATTCTGTCTCGGACAGGGCGGCGCGCAAGGTTTCAGCGGTGCGACCAGCCTCGACCAAGCGAACGCGGTCTTCACTCCCGCGAAAGCAATGGTCGAGATGAACCCCGTGCTGGCGGAAGAACTCGGCATCGAGACGGCAGCGCGTTCAATCTTCCAGCTTTCAACATCGTCAAGCTTCAAGTCGGTGCGCGCGCAGACCAAAGACGGCGGTATCCCTTGGATCGCGATCGCCGATGAGCTTCACCAAGCCATCGATAACACGCAGCTTCAAGCATTTCGCACCGGAATGGGTAAGCGTCGCGGAGCCGATCCGATGCTCATCATCATCTCGACGGCTGGCGTAAACCTTGGCGGCGTCTGTTACCAAGAGCAGCGCTACTTTGAATCGATCCTCGACGGCTCGATCCGTGACGACGCTAAGTTTGCGCTTATCTACACGATCGACAAAGCCGATTCGTGGCGTGATTTCACGTGCTGGAAGAAAGCCAACCCCAACTATGGTGTAAGCGTCGATGAAGACCATCTTCGCCGTGAGTATGACCGCGCTATGCAGTCACCGGCGGCGCAAGCCGAGTGTCGCACCAAGTATCTCAACGAATGGGTGGCGTCCGCTACCGGGTGGATCAACCAAAACGACTGGTCGAACGCCACGGTAAGCGATTTTGAGGCGCTTACCGGCCATCCGCTTACCGAGGGTGAGCTACCTACCTTCGAGGCGCTCTACGCCGCTCTGGCGGGGCGTCCCGCAGGGCTTGGGGTCGATCTCTCCACCCAACTCGACCTTACCTCCGTCGTTGCCGTCGTGCTGGCGGCGGACGGTCGTCGTGTCATCCTCCCCTTCTCATGGGTGCCACCCGGCTCGATCGAGCGCTCGAAGAACGCCCAAGCCTACGCACAGTGGATCGACAGCGGCGATATGCTCGCCTGCGATGGTGACGCGATCGATCTCGCCGCCATTGAAGACAAGATCGTCGAGCTTTGCGCTCACTTCCGCGTCACGCAAATCAACTTCGATCCCCGTGATGCTGTCCAAATGCAGCAAAACCTCATGGCGAAGGGACATCCGGTCGTCACGTTCGGACAGAACGCAATGAACTACACGCCCGTAATGGCGGCGTTCGAAGCTGATCTCGTCAAAAAGACGCTCGTCCATCCAGACAATAAGGTTCTGAACTGGTGCGCGGCGAATGTCTCGATCCGCGCCGACCGAAATAGCAATATGCTACCCTCTAAGCCGGACCGACAAGAGCACTTGAAGATCGACACAATGGTTGCGGCATTGATGGCTTATCACGCGTCCGAAGTAGCTCCGGAGGCCGCGCCTTCTCTCTTCTTTATCTAAATATCGGATGAGTAGATTTGCAGATTGGTTTTTCGGTACCGAAGTAGAAAGTAAAAGCCATACAACGGACATCTTCAACCTTCCAACGCGTTCAACGGAAGCTATTCGGCGAGACATTGTAGCGAGCGCCGATTGCGGAGGCGTTAGCGCCATCCAGCTATCAGCGGTTTTCGCTTGTGCACGGGTGATCGCGGAAGGGCTTGCGCAGGTGCCTTGCCTTTTACAGCGCACTTCCTCGACCGGCGGTAGAGAAGCCGCTGTCGATCATCCGCTCTATGATCTTCTTTCTCGTCGACCGAACAGCTATCAGAATAGCTTTGAGTTCCGTGAGTGGGTGGCGCTTCAACTCGCGTTGCTCGGGAACGCCTTCGTCTACGTGTCGAGAGATACCAAAGGTCGACCGATCGACCTTATCCCGCTGGCAGAATCCAGCGTCTCCGTAAGCTCCCCAACAGTCGGCGAGGTGTATTACCGGCTCAACGTGAGCGGTCATCCCACTTTCACCCAAAAGAATATCTGGCACCTGAAAGGTCCGTCTTTCGACAGTGTCAACGGGTTGTCTTTGCAGTCGGTGGCGGCTCGCGCGATCGGCCTTGCAAGCGACTTGGAGACGTTTGGCTCCAATCTCTTTAAGAATGGCGCAAAGCCGAGCGGTATTCTCACAACAGACGCAGTTCTTACTCCGGAGCAGCAAATCCAGCTTCGCGACCAGTGGAACGCTCAACAATCAGGTGTAGCGAACGCGCATAAAACGGCGGTCATCGGAGGCGGTGCCAAGTTCCAGACGATGCAGACTAACGCCAACGATGCGCAGTTCATCGAAGCGCGTCGTTACCAGACCGAAGAAATCTGTCGGATCATGCGCGTTGATCCACTGATGATCATGCAGTCCACCAACTCGGCAGCTTATGCATCGATTGAGCAACGCTTTCTCGCTCACCAGACGCACACACTCAACCCGTGGTATGCTCGATTTGAGCAAAGCGCGGAGTTTTCGCTTCTCACACCAGACGATGTGAAGAAAGGCTATCGGGTTTTCCTCGACAGCCGCGAGATGACCCGTGGCAACTCGGTCGATCGCGCCGCCTATCTCGCGACGATGAAGCAAAACGGCTTCATCACGACGAATGAAGGGCGCGACTTCGAAGGCTTGGATCGCTTCACCGATCCGGCGGCCGATATTCCGACCCCGGCCGCAAACCTATACGGACCTTCTACCCCCGCCAGCTAAATAATGGATGGAAACCAAGTTATATAATCTGGCGGAGGTTAAGTTCGCCGCCTCGAATGAGTCGACCCGCGAGTTCACCGGTTACGGTGCTGTGTTCGGTAACACCGATGCTTACGGTGACGTGATCGAGCGCGGCGCGTTTAAGAAGTCGCTCAGAAGTGGCGCAACGCCCCTCATGTTCCTCAACCACGATCTTTACAGCCTTCCAATCGGCTTGTGGACGGACCTTGAAGAAGACGATTTCGGCTTGAAAGCCGCCGGTCGCTTCATCGACACCACCGCCGGGCGCGATACTTACGCGGCTTCGAAGGCTGGCGCGATTAGCGGCTTGTCGATCGGCTACATCCCCACGGAAGTAAAATACGGAAAGCCGGGCACCGACGAACCCGCGCGCACGATCAAGGCGCTCGATCTACTCGAAATCTCCGTTGTGACGATCCCCGCCAACTCGAAGGCGCGCATCGCCGACGTGAAATCGTTCAAGTCCGAAGATGACTATGAGCGCGAGCTTATCCGACTTGGAATGACCAGCGCGGAAGCGAAGTCATTCCTCGAAAGCATCGGGATGAAGATCGAAGCTAAATATATGCAAGCGGCCAATCTTGTTGCTGCAAAAACACTCTTGTCGAAACTTCAAGGAGAATAATGAGCGACAATATCAATGAAACGCTGAGCCAGATTCAGACTGCGTTCACCGAGTTGAAGAACACCAACGAAACCAAGCTTGCCGAGATGGCGACCAAGGGTTCGGTTGACACGCTGATCGAGACGAAGATTTCTTCGATCAACGACACCATCACCGAGTTGCAGCGCAAGATGGAGCGTCCGTCGATCGTTTCCGGCGTTTCGCAGGAAGAGGTCGAGCACAAGTCGGCTTTCGAGAAGTGGGCGCGTAAGGGTTCCGAGGGCAACCTTGCCGAGATCGAAAAGAAGGCCATCACGCTTCACGATACGGATGCTTCCGGTGGTTTCCTCATGCCGAAGGTTGTTGAGACTGGCATTCGAGAGTCGCTGCGCACTCTCTCGCCGATCCGTTCGCGCGCTACCGTCATCTCTGTGTCGACTGACGATTACAGCTTCCTTTCCAATCTTCGTGGCCTCACCACTGGTTGGGTTGGTGAAACCGATCCGCGCCCCGAGACGGCTACGCCGAAGCTTGGTGTGACCAAGGTCCCCATGGGTGAGCTATATGCCAACCCGGCGGCTTCGCAGCGTTCGCTGGATGACGCAGCTTTCGATCTTGCAGGTTGGTTGGAGCAGAACATCTCGGATGAGATGGCGATTGCGGAGAACGTGGCGTTCGTCACCGGTTCCGGAAACAATCAGCCGAAGGGCTTCCTCAACACCACGGGCCTCACGACTGTAAAGACTGGCGTAGCAGGCGCTTTGCCCGCCAACGGTGATTTCGTCACCACCATGATCTACTCGATGGCGTCGGCCTACCGTGCGGGCGCTGCGTTCTATTCGGCAGGTGCTTCGATCGCGTCCATCCGCACGATTAAGGATGCGAACGGTAACTACATCTGGCAGCCTTCGATGGTGCTCGGCACTCCCTCGACCCTCGCAGGCTATGAGGTTGTTGAGCTTGAAGATATGCCTGCGGTCGCGGCGAACGCTACCCCGCTGGTGTTCGCGAACATGAAGCAGGGCTACTTGATCGCCGACCGGATCGGCATCCGCACGCTCCGCGACCCGTTCACGAACAAGCCGTTCGTTCACTTCTACGCTACCAAGCGGGTCGGTGGAATGGTGCAGGACCCCAAGGCGTTTGTGGTCCTCAAGGTCGCCGTTTAAGTCTCACGACTTTAACGAAGCAAGAGGCTCGACGCGAAAGCGTCGGGCCTTTTTCTTTGTCGAATAAATATTCGCATGGATATCATTCGCACAAGTCCGCCAGCCTTCCCGCTTGTTTCGCCATCGGAGCTTGAAACATGGTTGCGGCTCGACCCCAACACCGACTCCGCCACGCTCGACATGCTCGTCACATCGGCGACTGAAATCGTGGAGGGCATCACCAACCGCACCATTGGCGCAAGCACCTACCGGATCGTGATGGATCGGCGCGCTACCTGCTACCCCATCTATCTCACCAACATCACTGCCGTGGTGAGCGTGAAGATCGGCACAGACACCATCGATGGCTGGCGGCTGGCGGAAGAAGGCGGCGACACTCTCCTCATCCTCGATCAGCTACCCGCCTCGCCGCCGATCGTGACGATCTCGGCCGGGATCGGTGACATAGATCACGTCCCCGATTGCGTCCGCCACGCCATCGCGATCCTCGTCTCGGCTGGTTACAACAACCGCGAGGACATCGATGAAGCCACGTTTAGGACCGTAGAGCGCCTATGCGCCCGTTACAGGCGGGTTTCGCTGTGAAGGTGCGTAGCGGCTCCCTCGACCGTCAAATCAGCTTGTATGGGGGCGTCGAGACGAAACGGCCGGGCGGACAGCTTGTCCACCAGTGGGTCCACCAAGCCACCCTCTACGCACAGCGCCTTGAACTGCGCACCGTCGACAGTGCGCGGGCGGGGCAGCGCGACACTTACGCAGTCGCACGCTTCCTCATCCGTTATCGGCCCGGCCTTACCACCGCGCACAGACTGGTGGTCGATGGTGTCACGTTTGACATCCTCAACGTCGATGAGCGCGATCGTCGCGCCACGATGATCCTTACGGTAGAGGAAGCGACGCTAGACCCGATCGTGGTGACGTAGTGCTCACGCTCGACACGCGCGGCTTCGCCGATCTCCAAAAACGGTTGGATAAGCTGGCGAAGGAAGACGCCACCAAAGCTGGACAAGCGGCGAACCGCGCCGGTGCCACCGTCCTGCGTAAGGCGGTGATCCGAGCCGCTCCGGATGGACCATCGCCGGAAGGTGAGGTTCGGACGCGGCGCACGAAGGGTGGCGCTACTCGCAAAGAGGTTCACCATAAGATCAAAAACTGGGTTCGGGTTAAGAAGACCAAGAGCATGAGCACGACGGAGGTTCAAAACTCCGTCTCGATCTATGCCTACACTGCAACGTTCGTCGAGTTCGGTTCGATACACAATGCCCCGAATGCGTTCTTCCAGCGAGCCATCGACAATAGCGGACAAGCTATCATCGACGCGATGGCGAAGATGCTCAACCGCCAACTTATTCGGCGCGGCGTCTAAATAAGTCTATGTTGGAAGTGAAACTTTGCGATCGGCTACTCACCGTCTGCCCTAACGTCTATCCCGGTGCCGCACCGGTCGGATATAAGCGCCCGTGCGTGATCTATAATCGCATATCGACCGATCCGACGCGCAACCTCGATGATGATGACGAAACTGCAACCGTCACCTTCCAGATCGACGTTTACTCTGCATTGCAGACGGAGGCGTTGCAGCTTTCCGCCAACATCCGCGCAAACATGAAGGCGTGGCAGGACCCGGACATCGAGTGCGTGGCCTACACCAGCCGCCAGTCAATGATCGATAATACCACCGAAGTGCAGCTATTTCGAGAGATGACCTTCTTCGAGCTATTCGCAAACGACTGACCGCCAAGCTTTCGAGATAAATAATCCTGAATAGATTTTTCAGGAGTGTTTTTTAATGGCGAATGCAGCAGTTACCTCGAAGGACACCGTTCTTCAAATCAAGCTTGGCACCAGCGCGGCTGTCTTTGTAAAGGGCATCACGTCTTTCAGCGGACTTGGTGGCGGAACGGCCGCGATCCTCGACGCCACCGATCTTGATTCGTCGGCGAAGGAAAAGCTGATCGGTCTTCCGGACGAGGGTCAGGTTAAGCTTGAACTCAACTACTTGCAGAATGATCCCGGTCAGATCGCCATGAACACGGCGCGTAACACCGCTGTCGCTGCAACTTTCACGGTGACTTTGAAGTCAAAGAAGACCTTTACCTTCGATGGTTTCGTGATGATGTTTGATAAGTCGATGGGTGTAGACAAGATCATCACCGCGTCGAGCGCCATCGAGATTACCGGCCCGGTGGTTGAAGGCACCGCTCCCTAATGGCGATTCTGTCAAAAGCTGACATCCTCGCCGTTGGTCCGGTCATCAAAACCGTCAACGTCGAGGAGTGGGGTGGTGAGGTGCGGCTTCGTGCACTCACCGCCCGTGGCCGGATGGAGCTTTGGGATTATCGCGCCGCCAACATTGCGGATCATCAAGCTTATGAGAAAGACCAGCTACTCGATGAAAACAAGCGTGAGAACCTTGCGCCCGTCGAGCTTCTCGACGATGCGTTTTTGCAGCTAATCTTCTCGATCGTTGGTGAGGACAATGAGCGGCTGTTCTCTGCCGATGACATCGACCTTTTCAACGATCTCCCCTACGCGACCCTCAACTTCCTCTTCACCGAAGTCATGGCGTTGCAGACACGCTCCAATCCCGCGACGCTAAAAAAAACTTCCGACTAAATCCCGAACGTCGTTTTCTATTCCGGCTCGCCGGTCACCTCGGTAAGACGATCGCAGAGTTAGAACGCGATCTTGGTGACGGCGAGCTTGAAGAATGGCAGGCGTTCCACGTCTTCGAGCCGTTCGGTGCTCCGGCGGAAGATGACCGTTGGCGGATTGCCTACGCGCTAAACTGGAATCTTCACGCGCACAAAGACGCCACCCTCCCCGACTGGTTGCTACTCGACCGTGATCCGGAAGAAACGGCACGGGTCCGTCGCCTCGACGATCTAATCAACATGGAAGACGATATGGATGCGTTCTTCTCATCAATGGTCAGTCGTGACGACGACGCCCTACCAGAACCGCCAGAGGGGCCAATCATCTAAATAATGGATGGCATCTCTCGGTAATCTCTCAGTAGACCTTAAACTTCAAAGCGCTTCCTTCATGCAGAGCATGAAGGCGGCGGCTAATCAGACGCAGCAAACGGGTAAGTCGATCGAGTCGGCGATGAACTCGGCGAAGACCGCCGTGAAAGGCTTGGCGGCGGCGATAGCTGTCGACGCTTTGGTGGGCGCTACACAACGCGCGTTCGACTACGCGGATGCGATTGTCGACCTTTCGGATAAGACTGGCGCTTCCACGAAGTCAATCCAAGAGTTTCGCTACGCCGCGCAGTTGAGCGGGTCGAGCGTCGAGGACGCAGACGCCGCCCTTGGCAAGTTCACGAAGAACATCGGCGATGCGCAGAACGGCAGCGACGCGATGACGAAGACGCTTCGCGACCTTGGCGTCACCAGCCTCAACGTCGACACCGCGCTTAAACAAGTCATAGATGGTATCTCAAAGCTTCCCTCGAAGGCGCAGCAAAACGCCGCCGCAATGACTTTGTTTGGTAAGTCGGCGGGATCGCTCACCTACTTGCTCGGGCAGGGCGGACAGTCGTTCGATGAGCTTGCCGATAAGGCCGATAAGCTCGGGATCGTGATGGGTGATGATCTTCTCCGCAACGCGGGGCAGGTAAACGACCAACTCGACACGATGAAGATGATCATGAACGCGCAGTTTGCGTCGGCGCTTGTCTCCAATGCGGATGCGATCGGCGGCATGGCGCAAAGCGTCATTAGCCTCTCATCGGCGATGGCGAACTTCTGGGGGCAGAACCCGCAAAAGGCGTTCGCGATCATGGGCGCGCTTGGAGGCGCGGCGATCGGTGCTCGCGTGGGTGGACCGTGGGGGGCTGCGGCTGGTGCCGTCGCTGGCGGCGTCGGCGGCGCGATGTTCGGGCGAGACGTTCGTGAGAGCACCTATGCACGTAATGACAAGTGGGTGGCCGCGAACGACCTCTATTTGAAGGCGATCGAGGGAGAGAAGAAGCTTCGCGAAGCTGGCGCATCGCGTGCGGCGCAAGGCCGCGTCGGTGAAGTCGGACAACGCGCGCTCGCTACCCGTCGCAGGCTTGAAGCCGGGATCGACAACGGATCGATAACGATCGGCGATCTTCCCAAGCTGGGAGGCACTACCCCCACCGGCGATGGCGAAGGAGGCACGCTCCGCACCCCGACCTCGAAGACGAAGAAGCCTAAGTCCGGTCCATCGGCGGCCGATAAGGAAGCCGATCGTCTTGCCGATTATCAACGTGATTTTCAGCGCGCCACGGAAGAAGAGATGGCGGCGCGGAAGTCGCTGTCGAACAATGTCACCGATCAGGCCGGATTCGAGCGCCAGCTACTGGACGCAGCGAAGAAGCGTGAACTCGCCGATATCGCCCACGATGAAGCTAAGGGTAAGCTCAAAGCCGATGAAGCGACGGCGCTTCGCGGATTGGTTGAGCAGACTTACAAAGCCAAAGAGCAGCTTGTCACGAATGAGGAAACGGACAAGCTGATCTCCGAAGTGCTTGCTCTGAAAAACAATGAGATCGACATTGAGCGCGACAAGCTATCGTTTGCGCAGGCGGAGGCAAGATCATCTTCCGAGCGCCGCGACATCGCGCTCCGCTTGGTCGACCTTGAATATAAGAAAGAGAAGCTTGCCCTTGAAGCGATACGCGACTCGAAGACTGCCACCGACGCGGAGAAGCAAATCGCGGAAGCTCGCCTACGTGCCCTCCCCGGCCTTCGTGCGCAGGCGGAAGGTGCCGCGAAGCGCGACAATCAAGGTCCGCTTGGACAGTATCTCGACGCCATCCCTCGGACCGCCGGTGAGATCAACGAACAGTTGGAACGCGTCCAGACGGAAGGCTTGGACAACCTCCAAGATGGCTTGCTTGGCGTGATCAAGGGCACGGAGAGCCTCGGGAGTGCTTTTGGCAACATGGTGGATGGTATCCTCGACGGCTTGATCAAGATCGGCCTTCAACAGGCCATCATTAAACCGCTTGGTAACTTGCTCTTTGGTGGTAGCGGCGAAGGCGGCGGAAGCGGCATACTTGGTTCAATCTTCGGCTCGATCTTCAAGGGTGCAACCGGTGCTCGCGCCAATGGTGGTCTTACTCAACCCGGTCGATATCTGGTTGGCGAGCGTGGTTTGGAGTTCATCGACATCGGCGCTCCCGCGAACGTGGTGCCAAACCACCAGATCAAGGGCGGAGGCGGCAATAACGGCGGTGTGAACATAAGCTTTGGTCCGATCACCTCGAATGATCCGGCGGCAGTAAGAGCAGCGGCTATCGAAGCCGTCGCATCCATGATGCCGATGATCAAAGACCAGTCGGCGAACCACACCATCGCGAAGCTTAACGCGGCGAGACTTCGGTGATCGAAGATCGCCATCTTCGCGTTCCGGCGGGAGCTATCGTCGAAACCGGTTACGCTCCCATTGAGAAGATCAAGATGGCTTGTCGTGATCGAATGGCGGTCGGAGACATCGAGGGAGCTTATCGCAAGCGGCTTCAACTCGGCTCCGACCAGTCATGGCCTCCACCCTATGGCGAGTGGGATGGTGACACGTTCATTCTTATCGATGGTCGTCATGAGTTCATCGCCTCTCTGATGATCGGACTCGACCACTTGTTTGTCGCGTGGATAAAACCGCAATCCATCTAAATATTGGATGGCCTATCCCATCCCATTCGTCACTAAGTCTCCTTCTACCGAACGTCTTCGTCTCAATCGTCGACAAGCGTCGATGGAGTCACCACACAACCTTGCCACGCAGACCATTCACACTGCATCCGAATGGATGCTGGAATGGACTTGGCCGGGCATGCGGCTAAGTCACGCGGTTCGCGTCAACGCTTGGCTCGCGTCATTGGACGGCTTCATCGGAAGCTTCCGCTACTATGTCCGCCAGCCTTACGATGTCTCTCGCCTCACGATGCGCTATCTGGTTTCGCCGGGTTACCAGTATTCAAAGACGATTTTGGTAGGCGGATGGGCGGCTAACGAAGCGTCGGGCTTGTTCGCGGGTCAATATCTGACGATCGGGGATCAGCTTCTCATGATCACGTCAGCATCGGCGAACGCGGACGGACAAGGCCGGGTGACGATCTCCATCGATCCGTGGCTACGCCTCCTCTACCCGAGTGGAACAGCGGTCAACTTCACCGCACCGTTCGGCATCTTCCGCCTCGCGAGCGCGGAAGGTCACACTTACACCCTCACTTCCGACCGGATCGCCGATTTTGGCACCATCGGGGCGCGTGAGGTAGTCGCATGAGCCTCCGGCCGGGAACCGACGCCACCGTCCTGAAAGCGCTTGGAGAAGCCGGGATCGTCACAGCTTACTTGTTCCGGCTCGACTTCCTGTCGGACACCGCGTGCATGTGGACGGGAGCGGGCTCGATTACTGTCGTCGCATCGGGTGACAGCCTCCTCGACAACATGACGTTCGACAGCATTGCCGAAGGCAATGTCGTGCAGATTGGCGACAACGCGTTTGGTGCCGAAGGTTCGGAGACGTTCCAAATGAGCGTCGCCATCCCCACCTCGCCCCCGGCCGCGCTGGCGGCAGCGCAGGTGTTCCCGTCCGAGTATCGCGGACGCTCCGCCACTATCTGGCGCGGTCTTCTCATCCGTGATGTTAACCCGCTGTCGCAACCCATTTGGGTCTTCCGTCGCATCCGCTCCGGCGCGATGGACGAAGTATCGATCAGCAATGATGGCACCACGCACACCTTAACGCTGTCGATCGAAAGTCACGCCGCGTCCGTTTCGCAGTCAACCAACGCCAGCTACCTCGACCAGCCACGTTACGATCCGGCCGATACTAGCCAAGCTTACGCAGTATCGATTGCAAACGGCGGGCAAGCTCCCACGGCATCCGCGTATGGACAGACGAACGTAAATCCGGGTGTGCGGGTCGGCTACGGCGACGGCAGGCTCATCCAGTTGGACTAATCATCTAAATAATGGATGATCCGATTTCCTGACTGGCACGACCGTCTTTGTGTCTACCTCGATCGTGTAACCGACGAACCCTTCAAGTGGGGGGAGCACGACTGCGCACTCTTCGGAGCCGATGCAGTCGAGCGCATGACCGGCACTGACATAGCCGCCGACTATCGCGGCCAATACAACGATTATCCTTCCGCATGCCGTGCCCTTCGTGAGTGCGGGCAAGGCACGCTCTTGAAGTCGATGAAGCATTGGTTCGGTGAGCCGATCTCCGTTCATCTCGCCAAGCGTGGCGATCTAGTCATGAAAGATCGCCGCACCGTTGGCGTGTGCGTAGGCCAGTTCTCTTGGTTCGTGGCGGAGATCGGGAGCGGAGCGGGGCTTATCGCCCTACCCACCGCTTCGTGCCGTTACGCCTTCACCGTGCCGTTCGAGGCGCGAGTATGAAGGTCATCAAAGTCGTCGCACTGGTCGCGGTGGCCGTGGCGATCGTGGTCTTCGCCGCCCCGCTCGCCGGGGCCATCGCTGGCCTTGGCGCTGGGGTCGCGTCGGCCGCAGCCGTCGCGGCTGTCACGTCGAGCCTATACGGCATCGCCGCCACCCTCGCCCTCACGGCGCTGAAAACCGCCTTCACGAAAGCACCGGCGCTCAATCAGTCGATGGCGGATCGTCTGCAATCGTCTGTGAGCCCGACCGCTCCGCGAAAGATCGTCTTCGGGGAAACAGCCGCCGGTAATGACATCCGGTTCTTTGAGACATTCGGTTCGAAGAAAGATCGCTACTTTCAGGTGACCGCGCTGGCGAGCCATCGTGTCAATAAGATTAAGACCTTCACGGCTGAAACCACCTTGTCGTGGTCCGATGGTGCTATCCTCAATCGCGGCATTAGCTCATTCCGAGCAGTCGAGGAAGGCACCCGCGCGAATGCACAAGCCGGTGGTTCTGGTGCTTACTGGACCAACACGTCGAGCTTCACCGGTTGCGCCTATCTCGCGATCGAATGGAAGCTAGACAATAAGATTCTACCAAACGGTCTTCCACAGAAAACCATTACAGTAGTTGAGGGATGCCCGCTTTACGATCCTCGCCGCGACAGCGCGAATGGTGGCAGTGGAAGTCATCGCCCCGGCGATCAGAACACATGGGAGTATCGCACCGCCGATGGATCGGTGATCGGCCGCAACCCCGCGTTGGCGCTACTCACTTATATGATCGGCTGGAAGATCAATGGTAAGTTGGTTTGGGGTCGTGGCGTCCCGCTTAACCGGATCAATCTCGACAGCTTCCGCGCCTACGCAAATCTTTGTGAAGAGGGCGTCTCCGTTCAAGGGGGAGGCACGATCCAGCGCTACACCGTCGATGGCATCTTCTCATGTAGCGACACTCATGAAACCGTGATGTCGGCGCTCACGACGTGCATGGGTTCATGCAAGCTCAACGATGTCGGTGGCCTCTATCAGCTTATCGGCGGCTATGACGACACCGCCGGGCCTAAGATGGCATTCTCCGAAAGCGACCTAATCGGCCCGGTCGGCTCCGCGATGCCTTACGTGTGGAAGCCCGGCCAGTCGATCCGCGACACCACCAACATCGTGCGCGGGCGCTTCGCCGATCCTTCGCAGCAATACCAGCTTGCGGACTGGGGGGTGATCGAACTCGATCCGGAAGCCGATGGGATTCCACGCACTATGGATTTGAGCTTTGGTGCGGTGAATCGAGCCGAGACATGCCAGCGCATCGCAAAGCAGTTTTTGCTTCGTGAGAAGCTTACACCCGGTGTGTTCACCGCCAACTTTGGACCAAGGGCGTTCGCGGTGCAGGTTGGATCGCTGATTACGTTGAGTCTCCCCGCCCAAGGCTGGAACAACAAACTCTTCCGAGTGCAGGACCAAGCCGAAACCATCGACCTCATGTTCCAGATGACCTTGCGCGAAGAAGACCCACAGGTGTTCGCATGGGATCGTGAGGAGAAGCCCCTCCCCGCTAATATCGGCGGTGGTCGATATGACCCGCTCGACACGATCTCTCCGCGCAACTTCCGTCTAAATACTCGTATCTATGAGAGTGTGTAAGGAAGTTAATGTCGCAAGTTAGTGAGATCATCGTTCAATGGGACCCGGAACCGTCCGGACGGGTTGCGACTATGCAGATTCAATCACGCATAGTTGGCACCACGCAGTGGCAGGAAGTCGCAAGCGGCATCGACCCCACGCTTGGCGAGGTAAGCTTTCAGTCTAACTCGCCGGGTGCGGAACTTGAAGTGCAAGGCCGGTTCCGCATGGTCAACGGCGTTTTCTCGCCGTGGGTGGGCCTCAACATCATCTCGGGCGGTGTGAAGGTCGATTACTCCACCGGCTTGAAGAACCAACCCACAAAGCTCGCCGACGTGAACCCCACCGAAGGTAACAAGCTCGGAGGCATCGCACCCGGCGCGGACGTGACGGCGAACAACACCGCACGGGACACGGCAGCGGTGGGCGGCGTCGCATCGGGAACGATCACCGACGCGATCAAAGACGCTGGCGGCAACATTCTTCGTGTGCGCGACATTCAAGCTTCGATCGACCCAAAGATCAAAGCCGCCACGGACGCGCAACAGCTTCTCATCGACGCTGCGAAGAAAGCCGGTGATGACGCTAACTTGAAGATCGACAGCGCGGATAGCACGCTGAATAAGGCGATCTTGGCTGCTAAGAAAGCTGGCGATGACGCCAATGCTGATCTTGTCACCGTCAAGCGCCGCACCAGCGATCTTGAAACCTCGATCGACTCCCCGACTAACGGTTTAAAGGCGCGCGTCTCGACGATCGAAACGTCGTTGACGAACGGTGACTCCAATCAGGCTTTGACGCAGCGCACCAGCGTGCTCGAAGCCGCTGTCAGAACGGACAAGCCAAGCCGCTCCGGCGAGTTTGACACCACGACTGACTTCCAGACTTATTGGAGCACCAGCCTCACCGACCCGAACCAGCCCTCCGCCGCCCAAGTCGTCAACGCTTGGGAGGGGACCAACTGTGTCGTCTCTCCCGGCTACCTTCAAGTTTTCAGCACCATTCCGATCCCGGTCAACACGTCGCGTCACTATACGATCACCGCAAGGGTTGGCGCTTATCTCGCTAACCCGACCGGACCAACACCTCTGACTTACGTTGGCGTGGCGTGTTTGGATGCCGATGGGAAGTATATCTCTCACGGCGACCTTGGCAGCTATCGTTACTCGCTTTTGGTGAGTGCTCGCCTACCGTCAAACGAGATTAGAGAATACTCGGCAACGATGAGCGGCGAGTCTAACACGGGGACTTGGCAACAGTTTGCGCCGGGCACCAAGTTTGTGAAGCTCATGTTCATTTTCAATGAACAGCGCGACAGTGCTTACCAAAGCTACATCGACTATATCCGCTTCTATGACGCGGAAGCCGAGACGCAAATCTCCGCTTCGAACGCTCGCATCTCGACCGTAGAGACGGCTTACTCCGATCCAACTACCGGCTTGGCGCGTCGTGCCACCGATCTTGAAACAAGCCTCAACACGCCAACCACAGGCGTGAAGGCGAGGTTGTCGACGGCAGAGAACGTGTTGTCCAACCCGACGACGGGCTTGGTGAAGCGCACCGATGACTTGACCGTCAACTACAAACCGATTGGCAACATCGTCTCTGACAGCGCCATTCTCACGCTCGACGGGTGGCAGTTCAACGACGTTGCCGGTGGCGGTTCGATGACGAGAAATCGAGCGGGCACTACTTGGATGCTTGGCGGTGTAGAGAACAACCTTACGCTCCATAATCCAAATGATAAGGGAGATGGCCTCTACTCGGAAGCTTACAGCCCGCCCTTTGCAGTCACGCCGGGATCGACGGTCCAGTTTTACGCCTATGCTATGTCTCACCGTGCTCTGCACTGGGTGAGTCTAATGTGGTTGAAGTCGGATGGCACGACGACGGCGGAATATTACGCTGGTGAGTATATGGGCGTGCGTCACGACGAAGGTGGACAGAACCCGAACTTTTGGGAGATCACCGGCTCTAAGGGGGTAGTGGTTCCACCCACTGCCGTAGCAGCGCGCATGATGTTGCGCCAGTATGGAAACACCCGCGCCACCGATCGCTACTCTTGGTTCTCTCGCTTGTTCGTGAGTGAGGTAGCGCCGGGTTGCTCTGTCTGGATGACTTACGCGCCGGGTGACAACCGCTCGATGCTGACACAGTCGAACGCGCGGCTATCGACCGCAATATCGGTGCTCGGTGACGCAAGCGGCGGCATCGTCAAGCGCACCTCTGACTTGGAAGCGACTTACAACGCTCCCGGCACTGGTGTGAACGCTCGACTATCCACGACAGAGAACGTCGTGAGCAATCCCACCACTGGATTGGTGCAGCGAACCGGTGCGCTTGAAACGACGATCAACACACCCGGAAGTGGAGCATTGGCGCGCATCGGTAGTCTCGAAAACGTAACTACGAACGGCACTTTCTCCGCCGCCTCACGCACCTCTTCGCTCGAAGCGCAAATGGGTAAGACTTCGCCATCCGGACTTGGGTCCGCGATCGACGGTGTCTATGGACAGGTTAACAATCCGGGCGGAGCGCTGGCGCGGATCACGTCGCTTGAAACCGTAACAACGAACGGGACTTTTGCCACCGCTGTGCGCGCTTCAAATCTTGAAGCACAGATGAACCGGACTACACCTTCGGTCCTCGGCAATGATATCAACTATCTTTCCGGGCAGATTAACAATCCCGGCGGGGCGCTGGCGAGGATCAGCAACGTTGAAACTGTAACCACGAACGGCACCTTTGCGGCTGCATCGACGGTAAGCACGCTGCGGAGTGAGTATGACCAGACAGCCGCAACCGTTACTCAGCAAGCGGGAACGATAAGCGCGCTTGGCACTAAGACTGCGGCTTACTGGCAAGTCACGACCGACGCGGGGCTCGGACGCGCGCAGCTTGCGGTAAGGGCCGATGCGTATGGCAATGCTGGCGTCGATATCGTCGGTGACGTGCAAATCAAGGGACAGGCTGGTTCGGGACGATCGGTAATCACCGGCTCCGGGATGACGGTCTATGACAGCAACAACGTCATGCGTGTGCGGCTCGGCTTGTGGTGATCCGATCTAAATAATGGATGCCAGCAGGATTAGAAATCTACAACGCAGCGGGTCAACCCATAGTCTCCATCACTGATCGAGTCGGAAGATTCCTCGGAAGCTATAACGTCAGCGCTGGTAGTAGCGGATCATTCCCGGTGCCCGAGTTCGGGCAAGGCTCGCCGTTCGTCGTCAGTGTTTCAATCAGCGGCGATGGCAATCCGGCCTTTGCTTCGGTCAGCGGCAACACAGTCTATTGGCAGTTCTACTACAACGCCGCCTATGAGTCGAACGCAGACACCACGATCTATTATGGTGTCTACTGATGAGTAGCGGGTTCGAAGTCTATAACTCGTCAGGTATCTTGCAGTTCACCAGCGAGCAAAAGCCGTTCAATCTGGTGGATAAGATCACCTTCAACACCGCTTCGGTCGGCACCCCGCGCACAGTCGGCGGGAACACCGGCTCTCGGCCGATCAGTCATTACGTCTATGGCGTCACCGTTTCACGCCCCAACTCCATCATTGCTTTGCAGGGTCTTACGGACGCGTCTGTGATGTTTCAGAATGGTCGGAGTGTCGGCATCGGTTTTACTCGCACTGGTTATGATCTCACCGTCTACGCCTTCGCCCCCGGTGCCGCCAACCCGAACGCTCCAAGTTACGGACTTGAACTTTACGACGGAGCGGGCAACATGACTTTCAACGCTCATGACAAACCGCTGAAACCCGTCTTCTTTAAGCAGTTTACCGCCGAAGATGGCGACAATGGTCAATATGAGCCGTTGAACTTCTCCGGCGATCCGGGCCGAACTTATGCCGTCGTTCCGAACCGACTTAGCACCTATGGTGTTAGCGCCGACGACTCGGATCGTCGGATCAACAACATCAACGTAGTGTTTTTTCAAGCTTACAACAGTTACGTCTATGGCCGGAGCGTGACGTTGAACCGGATTCGAGTTGGTAACGCAGAGGGCAACCCACCGGAGTTGTTCGGCATCAATCCGGGGTCGGCTACCGTCATCGACGTGACCTACTACTAAATAATCGATGCACATCATCCTCGCGAAGACATTCAACGAAGCGCCTTGCCTCATCCACTTCATCACGGACATCTCGATTACCGGCGATGCCATCACCGCTACGGTCAACTCGCACGCCAGCATCGGTGGTCGACTTTTCTGGCAAGAGAAGATCAACATTCCATCATCGCGCCTGACCGGTAATCCGAGAGACGCAGTGCTCGCTTATCTGGTCGAGCCGGGGCAGTATTTGGCGGGAGGTGTGATCGGATCCATAGCGACCGAAACGAACGCCGCTGCCGAGCTTCGGATGATGACCGTGATTGATGAAGAGCGTGAAGCTCGAATGATGAATGAGCTTACGGCGGGAGGCGCAAAGAAATACGAATATAGCGCCAAGCTTCGCGAGTGGCAGGACTTCAACACGCTCGGTGTGTCTGCGGCGCTTTTGCTCCCGCTGATCGATCAGAAAGCGCGATGGCCGTGGGCGATGGCGGAAGTAGCGGACTCGGGTGATAACCTCCAAACGGTGATGGCACGGTTCAAAAGCGGCATCGATAAGAGCGCGGTGGCGAGGAAGATTGCGGCGCGAGCACAGACGTTGAAGCGCCAAATGCGCGCAGCGACAACCTTTGCGGCACGCAAGGCGATCTTCGATGCACGGACTTGGCCGGTTAGCTGAATCGTCGAGCCATCCAGAGCGTCGATGGTAGATAAATATTTGCATGAAAGTTTCCATCACAAAGGGCTCTTCGCCAAACACCATCCGCCTTTTTGCTGGCGAACCGCTTCCGCTAAGCTTTCACAACATCAAAGACGGTTCACCCACCAGTCTGGATGATCGCGCGCCGGTGTTCGCGGTTTACGGACCGGGCCGTGTGGAAGTCGACTATTTCGACGCCACGATTACTACCGATGAACGCGGGCCGATCGCTAAGTGGGAGATCAGCGGCGATAAGTCGGAAGCTTGGTATGGACAGTCGTTGAAGTTCGAACTCTCCGGACGCGGTAAGATCGGCCGGGAAGTTATCGTAAGTGGCGTCATCACGGTTGATGAAAGTGCGCCGCGCATCGATCGTCTAAGCACTGCACCGGCGGCGCGCTACATCGGCCGCATCACGCGTATCGACGATGCGTCGACCAGCCCCGCCCCCGATTTCGAAGTCACTTACGCCGACTATGCGCCAACCTCTGCCCCGCCCCCGCCCATAGTCACGGCTTCACCGTTCGATTTCGGGGGTGGCAAGATCATGCTCGCAGTGGCGGCAATCTGATCGAAGCGTCGAGAGGCCGATCCGGACTAAATAGTTAAAATAGTCGGGGTAAGGATGTCCACTCAACAGATTTCAATCAAAGACAGCGAAGCCGCTTCG